CCGATGAGGGACGATTCCTTGATACCGTCAGAAATACTGCGAAGAATTTCGCTTCGACCGTCTCGCTTTCTTCAACTGCAAAACACAAAGTCATCATCATTGATGAGGCAGATAACACAACCAACGATGTACAACTCCTCCTACGGGCGTTTATTGAGGAGTTTAGTGGCAACTGTAGATTCATCTTCACCTGCAACTTCAAAAACAAAATTCTCGAACCACTTCATTCCCGCACAACGGTTATCGAATTCTCCATTAAGGGAAAAGATAGACAGGGACTTGCAGCCTCATTCTTCAAACGTGTCCAAGAAATCCTGGATACAGAAAGTGTTAAATATGATAACAAGGTCCTGGTAGAACTTATTAATAAACACTTCCCAGATTGGAGACGTGTTCTTAATGAGTGTCAAAGGTATTCTTCTTCTGGTACTATTGATCCTGGTATTCTTGCAACTTTTAGTGATGTAAAAGTAAATGACTTGGTTAAGAAACTTAAGGAAAAAGATTTTCCCGAAGTACGTAAATGGGTTGTCAATAACCTGGACAATGATACTGCTGTCCTACTGCGTCGTATTTACGATGCTTGTTATGATTCCTTGGTTCCGAATAGTATTCCTGCTGCTGTGCTTACTCTTGCTAAGTATCAGTATCAAATGGCGTTTGTGGCGGATCAAGAAATAAATATGTTGGCATGTCTAACTGAACTTATGGTAGAGTGTGAATTCAAATGAAAAATCAAAAACTAAAAGCACAAGTAAAATCCAGATTCTATTATGTATTCTGGGGAACTGCTACTGTAGCAGTTGTTTTAGGTCAACTTTATGTTGGCACTGGATACCGTATTCTTCACGGCGGTATACAAGAACTACTTAACAAAGTTGATGGAGTTCTGCTCCATGTAGAAGAACCAACCAAAGAATACCTTTAATTATGATTGATGTTAAACTGATTCGTATTGTCACTGGCGAAGAAATCATCGCTGAACTTGTCTCTCAAGATGACGATACTATTACCGTAAAGAACGGTCTTGTAGTTCTTCCTAATGCTAATGGTGTTGGGTTTGCACAATGGGCAACTGTGATTGATCCAGACAACCCTGAAGTCATCATGAAGCAGCAGCACATTGTTTACGTCTGTGCTGTTCAGGAAGATGTGAGTAAGAAGTACAATGAAATGTTTGGGAGTAAACTAGTTACTCCATCTTCTAAAAAATTGATTGTGTGATGAAATCGTATAAAACTCCTCTTCGTTATCCTGGAGGCAAGTCCCGTGCGTGTATTAAAATGGATCCCTATTTTCCTGACCTTCGGGATTATAAGGAATATCGGGAACCATTTTTAGGTGGTGGTAGTGTAGCGATACATATTACTAAAAAGTATCCTAAGTTGGATATTTGGGTTAATGACTTGTATGAACCCTTGTATAACTTCTGGAGGGTTCTGCAGGATGAAGGCAATCTTTTGTATGAAAGTTTGCAAGAATCAAAGTCTTTACATTCTGATGAAGAATCTGCAAGAGAATTATTTTTAAAATCAAAGAGTATTGTTAATGATTATACTGAATCAAATTTATTTCGCGCTAGTAGTTTTTATATTATCAATAAGTGCTCTTTTTCTGGTCTCACCGAATCCTCATCCTTCAGCAGACAAGCAAGTGTCTCCAACTTCTCAATGCGAGGAATCGAAAAACTCCCAGGATACACTCAATTAATTCAGAACTGGAAGATTACTAACTGGTCGTATGAGTCACTTCTTACTGATTGTAGGGATGTATTTACATATCTAGATCCTCCATATGATATTAAAGATAATCTTTATGGAAAGAAAGGAAGTATGCATAATGGATTCAACCATGATGACTTTGCTTCTGATTGTGATAGATACCTTGGTCATCAACTTGTATCATACAACTCCTCCAACCTTGTTAAGGAACGATTTGATGGATGGAATGGAGGTGAGTTTGATTTGACATATACTATGCGCTCTGTTGGTGAGTATATGCGTGAACAAAAAGAACGCAAAGAACTCTTACTTTTTAATTATGGAATTGAAGGACTGGCTTAACTCAATCAACTTTAACAAAGAGGACCTCCGTGAGAACATTAGCTCTTACCCTCCATATATCGTTAATCGTTGTCTGTCTGGGCACCTTGATTGTGTCATGTTCGCCAATGAGATGAATATGTATAACTTTCTTGATAAAGATATGCAATATTCGTTTTATCTAAATAGTCTGAGGAAACGAAAGAGGTTCTCTCCTTGGCTCCGAAAGGATAAAGTCCAGGATTTAGAATGTGTCAAACAATACTATGGTTATAGTAATGAGAAGGCATCCCAGGCTCTGAAAATTCTGACAAACGAACAGATTAACTTTATTAAACAACGACTTGATATTGGAGGAATGAAATGAGTACGGTGGAACCAACAGTACAATGGTCTCAAGATCAGATGGTGGAGGTGCTCCTCAATGAACCTGATGATTTCTTAAAAGTAAGAGAGACTCTAACTCGCATTGGAGTTGCATCACGCAAGGAAAAGAAACTCTATCAATCCTGTCATATTCTGCATAAGCAGGGAAGATATTTCATTGTTCACTTTAAGGAGTTGTTTGCCCTTGATGGGAAGCACGCCAACCTCACTGTGAACGACGTACAGCGTCGTAATCGCATTGCACGTCTCTTATCTGATTGGGGACTCATTAGCGTAGTTAAAGAAGATTCTGTTACTGACATTGCACCTCTTAATCAAATTAAGGTGCTTGCATATAAGGACAAGTCTGACTGGGTATTAGAGCAGAAATATAATATCGGCAAGAAGACTAAACCTCAAGAAGAAGTAACTAAATAAGACTGAGACTCTTTTCGTGCGGTCTCTACGAAAGTCGGAACTTACAAGCACCCTTGACGGGGTGCTTTTTTTATGTTATATTTTTTGAGCAAACCAATAAACACCTTGCATTTATGCAGCACTTTCTTTAGGGTTAGTGAATAGTTTGTTGATTAACTTATAAAAACCATGATTGAAATTAAAGATTTCACGGGTAATATTACCGTGAATTGCAATTATTCGCTACAAAAATTTTTAAACCTCCCAGAGGTCCCTTGCCAAAGAGATACAGAAGCAAGACTTACTAAGGCAAGAGGGCATCTCAAACAAGTTAGGTCAGAACACTGTGTAGTTCATTTGGTTCGTTTGACCAAAGACTGTACTGTTGCTGGAAAACTATATCCAAAAGGTATGGTGTTTAGAGTTGACGGAAATACTAGAGCACTTAATTGGGAGAAAGAAGGTTCGGATTATCTTCCAGAAAAACTGATCGCTATCACATATGAGTATGATGATCTTGATCAAATCAAGCAGTCATATGATACATTTGACTCTGCAGAAGCAACAGAAAAAAATCAACAGAAAGTGTTTGGTATTTTGACTGGATTTTATGATTACTCACCAAAGAGCGAAAAACTTTCTAAAGGTCAGATTCTTTCTGGAATGAATAAAGCCTGCCACTTTATGAAACCAACAGAGTGGAATCAATCAGGTCTCAAAAATACTGAGGCACTTCGAGATCAACTTTCATTTTGGATGATCAAAGGTTGTCTTCAGGCCCTTGACGAATTAATGACTAAAAAGGATAAGTGGTGTCAACCTTTTGTTACTGCATGTCTTATGTCATTGTATTACTACGGTCCCAACAATCAAAAACTTCGTGAAATGTGGAGGTTGATTGAAAAAGGTGTGGGTAATACTTTTAGTGATGACTGGGATGGTGTAACACACATCACTGAAACTTGGAAGACTGGTGGAATGTTCAAGGACGCTTCTATTTGTAAAGATACCAGATGGGATAATATGGATCGTACTGTGTCATATATTCTATATTGGATTGATAAGTACATGAATGATGAAACTGGAAGTAAGGTTGGTCGTGATTGGGATAAGGTTGCAAAGGATTATAAGAACCGAGGAACACTTAACGGACCTCTTAACTCTGCGTTCATGATGACCGAATAAAAAATGACGGGGTTCAACACCCCGGTTTTTATGTCTTGTGCTAATATATACTTATGGATGCCTTCGGGGTCCACAAAACACAAACTCGCTTTTAAAGGAGCTACGAATCATGGGAAACCTTGCACGGTATACTGCTGCGGACCTGCCTGCGTTGATGGAACGCATAAATAGGAATAGCATTGGAATG